CGCTCAAGCGGATGCAACTGATCGAACAAGACATCATCAACGAGCGGCGCGAAGTCGAACTTGAAACCGCCCAGGCATCGCTTGACGAGCAGCGCGGCCGACTCGTTGAACGCACCGAGCTCGATAAGCTCGCGGCCAAAATACGCGATTCATGGTGGACCGAACTGGCATCGACATCATCGCTGGTCCTCGCTCGGTTCAGTGATCTTCCCGTTGAGTTTCGCGCCCGACTCAAGCAATCCATCGACCAAGAGCTAGGCAAGGCCGCCGAGCGTGTGCGCGTGGCGATGACCGCAAAATGAGAACACTCGCCGACGATGTCGCGTGCGATGCATTCAGCGGATGGGATCCGGCGCGTCCGCCGCTGACCCACCGCGAGTTTGCCAAGCTGACGCTGCTTCCCGGTGGTCCGCTCAAAGGCACCAACTACGACCCGGCAACCGATCCGGTCCAATCGTACTTTACCGATCAGCTCGACTCGGGTCGGTGGCGTGCGCTATTTTGGGCCGCGCCACCACAGATCGCCGGCAAGACACAGTGCGCGATCATCGTTCCGACCCTGCGCGCCATCTTGGAATTGAAGGCATCAGTTGGCTACGGACTACCAACGCTCCACGATCTGGACCGTGGCTGGCAAACCAAGATCGCGCCGACATTTCGCGAGGCTGGATACGGCGCATATCTGCCGCAGCGCGGTCCCGGCAGCAAGGGCGGCCGTCCGCCGTCCGTGACGTTTGAGGATCCGAACGCCAGCCGCGCCCCGCTTGGGTCGGTGATATTCCTAGCCGGCGCAGCCAAGCAGGTCACATGCCGCGTGATCGCACTGGACGAACTAGACGCATGGCGGAACGCCGATGGCGAGCCGCGATGGGGCGACATCGAGGACGTATGGGCGCGCGCCGATGCGTTCCAATCAGAAGCCATCCGCATCGGAGTCGGCACGGTCGAGACCGACGACCCGAAGCGATCCATCATCCTGGCGTGCGTGAATGAACTCGGAACCGGCACGCGACTGTGGGCCAAGTGCCGGCACTGCGCGGCATATCACAAGCTGGAATGGTCCGGCTTCCAATATGAATACCGCACACTGGACGGCCAGCCCGGTCCCGATCTGCGCCATGCCGCATCGACCGCCGCCTACGTTTGCCCAGGATGCGCCGTCCGTTGGTCCGAAGATGATCGCCGGAGAGCGATTCTCTCCTGCGCGTTTGCACACAAAGGCCAGACGGTTGACGCCGCCGGCATCGTGTGTGGCGATCCGCCCAAGACCGATGCGTTCGGACTGCGAACCACGGCGCTTGACTGCATCTTGACCACATTGGGCGCGATTGCCGAGCGCCACGCCGCCGCCCGGTACGCATTGGACCAGCACGGCAACCACGACCCGATGCGGAAGTTTTACCGCTACCAGCGCGTGGAACATTACACCGGCGACCAGCAGACCGACGAGGACTCCAAGGAAACGCCACACACACACCAGACGCTGGCGCAGAGGTCCGAGCGAACCGCGTGGGCCGAGATCGTGGAGAACGGCGACGAGGACAAGCTCTGGTCGCGCTACTCAGCCGCGCATCTTCCAGCCGCAGTTTCCACGCTGTCTGCAGCTATCGACGTGCAGCGGAACCGCGTTTACTGGACACTGGTGGGCATTGACGATGAGCGTCGGACCTACGATGTAGCCTGGGGCATCGAACGCGCGCGCAGTGGTGCGGACGGTAAAGAGCCGCCGCCGTTCAGTCCCGGTGATCTGTCCACCGTCTTGACGCGCGCGGCGGACTGGATCGAGCATCTGGGCGGACCTGACTTCACCCTCGGCGTAGTGGACGTATCGGACGGCGTAACCCAGGGCGAGTGCGCCGAGTGGTTGTCAACGCGCGCGAAGTGGCACGCGATCCAGGGCGAATCGCACCTACCGGAAGTGCGCGCGACCAACGGCATCCAGACGCGGACCGGACTCTGCGCGTGGGACACATCCTGGCGCAACGGACTCGGCAGCTATCGGGTTGTCACTGATCTGGCGCAACAGGCGATTGCCGAGGCGTACAAGATCGACCCGACATCGCCGGGGGCCGCGATGTTGCCGGGACCGCTGCGGCGTGGCAATGCGTACCTGCGCCACCTGACCGCCGTGGGATGGGTGACAACAGCCGCTGGCAAGCGCACGTGGAAGGCACTGCCCGGTGCTGGCCGTTTCGATTACTTCGATTGCCGTGCCTACGCCACGGCGGCCGGATTCGCGTATCTCGCTGCACCTGCCGCGCGCGTTGAGCAGGCCATTGACTTGCCGATCATGCACCTTGGGGGGCTCCGTTTATGACTGCGGTTGTATTCACTGAACCGCGACAGACCGGACTCCGCGTGTGCTGTCCATGCGTCGCCTGTCGGTCGCCATCGGTGCGGAAGATCCGCCGCGTTAGGCGCATGGTGTTCCTCCAGTGCAAACTCTGCCAGCATGAGTGGAAAGAGATCCACGATGACGGCGTGGTGCATGGGCTCATCATCCTAGCGGCACCTGCAAGGCGATAAATCGCACCGCCTGCAGTTGCGTGTCTGGCGCATGGCTACGGTGCGCGCATGGCGCTGGATATTTCCTCAGTCGAGACGGAGATCCGCAGCATCGCCGGGCAAATGGATTTGACCTGGGACGAAATGGCGACGTATTACAAGGCGAAGATGGCCGAGGCGGGAATAAACGGCGGCGTTACCAGCTACACGATCAACGGCCGCACGGTGCAAAAAGATGTCCGATGGTGGCGCGAGGCGTACACCTTCGCACAGCAGCAAGCGGCGGTCGATGACGTTGGCGGCATCGTCGGCTCAACGATCAGCTTCCGCTCAACAACTCCGAGGATCGTATGATAGCCGGCTCCAACGATCCGCTGTTTGACGATTGGGACGCATACCTACGCGATCCGGCGTTCGAGTGGTCTGGCCTCTGGTCGCTAGTTGCATCCCGTGCCAAGTCGCTCGCCGAAGATTCTGCCGAATGCGCGGCGATGATCCGCGCCAAGCTCCTGCGGATCAATGGTCCGCGCGGCCTGCGCTTCCGTTCGCTCTACCAGTCCGATGACTCGCCGGAAACAACCGACAGCGAGATTCAAACCCGGCGCGAGATCGAGATCGCTATCGGTCGCGGCTCCAAGTTCATCGACGCTGGCGGCGTGTTGTCCCGCGCTGAGTTTGATTGGCAAATGTCGTGGAATGCAACCGTTCTAGGCGATGCGTTCGCCGTCCGCGTGTGGCAGGACATCCCCGGCATACCAACGTCAACCCGCTGGCGGATCATTCACCCGGCGCGCGTATCAACACCCGGTGACAAGTTGCAGGACCCGCGATTCTGTAACGGCATCGAAGTGGACCAATACGGCCGACCCGTGGCGCTCTGGGTTGACGCATCGAAGCTGACCACGGGCGGACTCTGGATGCCGCCCAAGCCTGAGCGCATTCCGTGGTACGCGGCAGACGGCACCCGCAACGTGATCCACAAGGTTGGACTCCGCACACCCGGCAGCTTGCGCGGACTGTCCGAGTTCGCGCCGATCATGCTCCCGGCGCGCATGCTCCAGGGCGTAACGACTGCCTACGTCACGACCAAGCGAGTCCAAGCCTCGCACCCAATGATCCTGCACGTTGCCGATGTCAAGAAGGCGCGCGAGCAGTACCGCGGCACACGCATCGAAAACTTGCTGGTCGCCGCCGATCACAAGGTTGAGTTCCCCGGCTGGAAGTTTGAAGGCGCAGACTACCGTGAGTTTATTGACGTGGTGATCCGCTCGCTCTGTTCCGCGTGGCAAATCCCGTGGGAGCTGGTCATGGGCGACCACTCGGCCAAGTCCGGCGCGTCCTCGCGCTCGCTCTGGCAGCAGCATTACCAAATGGCCGAGCGTGAGCAGGCCGAACACTCGGACCAATGTTCGCGCCCAGTTGATGAGTCGCTAGTCCGTGAAGCGAACGCGCGCGACAATCTCGGCCTGTCTGACGATTGGCACCGGAACATGATGGGCATTTACCAGGGGCCGCCCAAGGTCATGCCGGACCCGCAAAAGGAAATCATGTGGGCCAAAGGCATGCGAAATCTCGGCATGTCCAAGTCAACCATTCTCAACCGATTCGGTGAGGACTTCCGTGACGAGGTTATGCAGGACCGGCAGGACGCCGAGCTGGAAGCGGCACAGAAGCCGGCAACCACGCTGGCAACACCGACGCCCGACGATGATGACACGATGGAAGATGCCGAAGATGATGCGCCGATGGATACGGCCAACGCTGGCGGCATGCGCCGGTCACCGCGCCGCGTCGGTGCGTCTGCGGCCGTTGCCGCAACAACCGGAGCCGACGACATGACCCGCGACGATTTCCTTGCCGGACTCCGCACGATGGCCGAAGGCATGCGTCAATCGCAAGCGCCGGCACCGCTCGCCAATCACACCGTCAACCTCCAGCTTCCCGAATCCATGGTTGCCACGATCAAGGCCGAGGCTCCGGTGGTCCACGTCGCCGCGCCCATCGTCAACGTCCCTGCGCCCATCGTCCACGTTGCCGCACCCGAAGTGCATGTGGCACCGCCAACCGTCAACGTTGCCGCCGCCGATGCCGCGCCTATTACGGTTCAGGTCGCCGCGCCGAACGTCACGGTTGAAAACGAAGTCATCGTCCCCGCTCGCACCGTCATTGCCAAGCCCGGCAAGAATGGCGAAGTCATCATGGTCCCGCAGGAGTAACCCGTGGCAGCCTTCAACAAGTTCAACGCCTTTGTGGAAGCTCTCGCCGAGAAGGTCCACAACCTTGGCAGCGATCAGCTCACCGTGGCACTTTGCGCCAGTGCAAGTGCGCCGGTTGCTACAAACTCCGTGCTTGCCGATCTGACGCAGATCGCCTACACGAATCTGTCATCGCGGAACATGACGACATCGAGCAGCTCGCAGACGAGCGGCACCTACAAGCTGGTGCTGGCCGATCTGGTCCTGACCGCTTCGGGCGGATCGGTTGCCGCGTTCCGGTATGTGGTCCTCTACAACGACACCAGCACCAGTGACAACCTCATTGGATATTGGGACTACGGCAGCAACGTGACGCTGGCCGATGGCGAGACGTTCACGATTGACGCCGATGCAACCACTGGCGTCCTCCAGATTGTCTAAGCCATGTCGAACTCGCCTCACTCATTCAAAGACTATACCGGGCGCAGTCTTGCGGATCGTCCGGCGTCGGAGTTCTCTGGCCAGACGGTGCGAGGGTCGTGCTTCGCGCATGAGCGTCCCGATGCGGTGGTGTTCCCTGACGGCGTGACGGATTGCGTGTTGCAGGACTGCCAACTTGATAACGTGCTGGTTCCGTCTGGTTTTACCGTTGTCCGTGGCAGCGTGCGCCGGATCTTGGCGCAGCCAGACGGTACCGATTGGATTGTTGACGAGGACAATCAGCCAGTGAGTCCCGTCTAATGGCCGTCTCTGCCGCAACTATTTGGTACGCTCGATCCGGCGCAACCGCCGCGATGGCGAACGGCGGCGGATTCGTCACCGGCGCGAGCGGCACCGATTACGCGAACCAAGACGCCGCGCAATATAACCTGACCGGCTGCACCTCTGCCGGTGCTGGCAACGTCATCCTGACGGCATCCGCCGCCGCTGATATGGTTGGCAACATCGCTAAGGCCGTCAGCGGAACCAACGTCACGGTCGGCTGGTTTGAGGTTACATCCGTCTCAGTCGGCGTGTCGATCACCTTCAGCACCAACGGCGCAGGCGCGAGTATCGCAACCGGAGTCGTCGCGGCTGGTGTCATCAACATTGGCGGCGCACTGGACCTGACTGGCAGCGGACTAGACGCATGGCTTGAGCAGGTGGTAGGTGGTAATATCGCCTATATCCGCAGCGGCACCTACACACCAGCCGCGAACCAGTCCGTATCGTCAACGCTCAGCACCAGCACCGCGCCGTCCAACTTCATCGGCTACACATCAACGCCGGGCGACACCTGCAACGGCACTGATCGTCCGCTATTCGCCATGGCTGCCAACACCGCGACATATGGTCAATACCAGAACATTTCCAATATCCGCGTTACTGGTATCGGGGCTACGATCTTCTCTGGTGGGCTTGGCGCACATATCTACAACTGCTCAGGCATCAACACGTCAACCAGTGCCGGGCGTCCAGGCTTGCGCTGTGGGCAAGACGGGCTGATGGATAACTGCGAAGGCGTATCGACCTCCGGCCCTGGCCTGGATGCTACCAACACGGGAGCGACCATCACCGGCTGCACGGCGCATGACTCAAACACCGGCATCGCGCTTGCGTCATCGCGCCAGCGTTGCGTCGGCAATATCATCTACGCATGCTCAACGGTCGGCGTTGACGCATCGTCAGCGAGCGGCACGGCGTTTATCAACGCCAACACGATCTACGGACGCGAGGCGCAAGAGGGCATTGGCGTTCGCATCGCTGCCAGCGCGCCCAGCACGTTTATCATCAGCAACATCATCTACGGTTTCACAACCGGCATATCCCAGACCACGGCGCAGCTCAAGTCCAACATGGGCCGCAACAACGTCCTCTCCAACAACGGCACCAACGCGACGAACTACACGCTGGACTCTACCGACACCACGGCGATCAATCCGTCATTCACCGCCGCCGCGCAGCTCACGGGCGCAACCGCGACGATCAGCGGCAGTACGCTCACGCAGACGGGCGCGTTCACCGCCAACGTGACGGACGGCGTATCGTATCTGCACGTTACCGGCGGCACCGGCGCAACGGTCGGCATCTATCCCATCGTCTCGCATACCGATGACACGGTGACGGTGACGGGAACGATTGGCACCAATGCCACCGCCGATAAGACGTGGTGGATTCACTACGGGACCGGATTCCTTCCAACCGGCGCGGTGTGATCCGCCATGGCTTCGCTCGGATTCCCCAATAGCTGGCCAAGCGTCACGGCTACCGGATCGCGCACGGCTGGCGCGGTGCAGAAGTCATCCAGTGGTGCGCTCGGATTCCCGAACAGTTGGCCGAGCGTCACCGCCGTAGGCTATCGCACCGCCGGTGCAGTGCAGAAGTCCGGCGGCATCACGCTGGCTGTAGACGCCGGAAGCTTCGCGCTCAACGGTCAAGCCGTCGGACTCCTCGCTGGCCGCAAGATCGTTGCGGCGTCTGGATCGTTTGCGCTCACTGGTCAATCGGTCGGACTGTTCCACGGCTACACGCTGACGGCCGGCGCTGGTAGCTTTGTCCTCAACGGTCAGGCCGTATCGCTGACAACCGCACTGGACGCACTCGCGCGCGATCTGGCCTGGATCAAACTACTCGTTGAGGCTGACGAAGTTCACACTGGCAGCACCGTGACCAAGTACCAGTCCGGCACGTCAACGCTGCTACTCTCCAAGACGCACGCCGGAACCCCGTTTGAGAGTCTGCGCCTAGTCCATGAATCGAGCGGTGAGGACACCTACGCCGGCAGCACCAGCATTGGCACCCTGGCGACCATGGCAGCAGCGATCCGCGCCCTGGTTGAAGGCGACGAAGCGCAGACCGCCAGCCTACTCAGCCGTTACACCAAGGCGACCACCACGCCGATCATCACCAAGACCGTCACCGGCACGCCGCTGACTGACCTGCGAGCGGTGCAGTAATGCGCTGGTTCCCGCTACCATCTGCAACCTGGGCGCTGTCGGTGGTCCGGCGCACGTTTACCGGCGGTGGCAAGCCCATCGTCACCGGACGCAAACCGCGCACGACGATGGATGTGGTCCGGCTCTACCTCGGCGCGGAACTGGGCGGCCTGAACGCCAAGCCCGGCGACCCTGGCGATAAATAGCACAGGCACGCGCAATGCGTCCTGTCAAGTCCTAACTTCCGCCCATGGACGCTGACTTGCGCGCCTTGACTTCTCGACCATGGGCCATTGACCCGGCGCACGGTTGCGCCTTTGTCGAATCCCTCGCCGATATTGTCCGCGCCCGTTCCGCTGGTGCTGCGCCGAAGCCGCGCGCCGAAGTGGTCAGCGCGTCCGATGTCGCCGGCGTTCGCACGCTGTCGATGTCCGGTCCGATGCTGTTCAAGCCGCCAGCGTGGCTCGCTGAATGGGGCATCGACTACACCGACACACTCGCGCTCACCGACAAGTTGAAACAGGCCGACGCAGATCCATCGGTAAAATCCATCGTTATTGACGCCGACACACCCGGCGGCATGGTCGGCGGCGTTCCCGAACTGGGCGATGCCATTGCCGGCATGAAGAAGCGGGTTGACGTGCGCGTGGACGGCATGCTGGCATCGGCCGGCGTGTGGGCCGCATCGCAAGCCGACTCAATCAGCGCGACCCGCTCCAGCGAGATCGGCAGCATTGGCGTTTATACCGTGCGCGTTGACACATCGCAGGCACTCGCGGATCGCGGCATCAAGGTCTATCTCATCAGCTCTGGCGGCACCAAGGGCGGCGGCGCTGACGGCAAAGTAACGCCAGACATGCTCGCCGAGGACGCGCGGATCATTGGCCAGCTCCGCGATCAATTCGTTTCAGCCGTCAACACCGGCCGTGGCCGCGATCTTTCGTCACGCGCAACCGGGGCCATGTGGCTCGCCGGTGACGCGCAACGTATCGGACTTATCGACACCGTAACCCAGGCCGGTTCGCCGGTCACTGAGGAACCCGCTATGGATCTTGCCCCTATCGCCGCGCTTGCGGCATCGCACCCCACCAAGGCCGGCGAGATTCTCGCCCTGGCCGCTGCCGGCAAGACCGACGCGGAGATTGCCGCGCACCTGGCGGAAGCGACCCGCGCCGATGAGGTTGCCGCCGCCAAGGCCGCAACTGCCGAGGCCACCGCTCGCGCCGACAAGCTCGCCGCCGAACTCAAGACCGAGCAGGACGCCAAGACCGCGCTTGCCGCTGAACTGGAGACGGTCAAGGCCGCGCTCAGCGCCGCCGGCAAGTCCAAGTCTGATCTGGAAGCGTTGCGCCTGGGCGCTGCTGCCGATCCCGGAACCGACATCACCGCATCAAGCAAGCTGACCAAAGAGCAGTTTGCCGCCCTCACCCCCGACGCACGCGCCGCGCACATCGCACGGCATGGCGTCGATTCGATCACCAAATAAGCGGCCACGAAAGCCGCAACCCTAGGAGTCTCCCGTGGCCAACACTCTCACCAACGTCCTCCCGGTTCTCGCTCAGGCGGCGCAAGTCGTCAGCCGCGAGTCCGTCGGCATGCTCCGCGCTGTCGATCTGCGCGGGTCAGCCGAGCCGGTTGCGCTCAACCAGACGCTGAACATCCCCAAAGCGCCGACGATGGCCAGCACGACCTACGCGCCGTCGCTGTCGCCGTCGCTCACCGACCGCACCATTGCCGGCGTCCAGCTCACGCTGTCCACCGCGAAGGAATGCGCGTGGCACCTGACCGCGGAACAGGCTCGCGGCATGGACACCGGCAATAGCCGCGCCATGGATGACTTCCGCCTGCAGTCCGAGCAGGCCATGCGGACCCTGGCCAACGAGATCGAACTCTACCTGTGGGGCCTGGCCTATAAGGCTTCGAGCCGCGCCGTTGGTACCGCCGGCACCCCGCCGTTCGCGTCCAACCTCACCGCTGCCGCCACCGTGGCGCAGATCCTCAACGCCAACGGCGCTCCGGCTTTCGGTCGCTCGCTGGTCGCTGATCCGGCTGCCTACGCTAACCTCCAGGCGCAGTTTGCCAACGTCGCTTCGACCCGCGACAACGCCAGCTTTGAGCAGGGCGACATGCCGGCCATCTCCGGCCTGACCCCGCGCCTCTCGACGCAGATCACGACCCACACCAAGGGAACCGGCGCGAGCGCGACCACCGACGCCACCGGCTACGCCATCGGTTCGACCACGTTGACCCTGGCCAGCGCAGGCACCGGCACCATTCTCTCGGGTGACGTTGTTGCGTTCGCCTCAGAAAACGCTGGCATCAACTACGTGGTTGGCACCGGCGACGCGGACGTGTCCAACGGCGGCACCATCGTCCTCAACGACCCCGGCTTGCGCCTCGCCATGTCGGCAGCGACCAAGGCCATCACCGTTGGCAACACCTACACCCCGAACCTGGCGTTGACCAAAGACGCCATCATCGCGGTGGTTCGTCCTCCGGCTCAGCCGTCCGGCGCTTCGCACATGTCGCACGAGATCGTGGTTGATCCGGTCAGCGGCATCCCGTTCGGCGTTACCAGCATCGTCGGTGATGGCGTGGTGTACTACTCCGTGCGCGTGATCTACGGCGCGGTTGTGGTCACCGAGAACCATATCGCCACGTTGATGGGCTAAGTCCTGACGATTACGAGCCGGCAACGCCTACGGTTGCCGGCCACGTAATCGCCATGGCACTTTCCACCGCAATCAAGCAGATCGAGCGGCCAGGCCGCTTGCCAATCGAAATCTACGTCGGCGGCGATGGCCAGTCGTATCAGCAGGGGTTCACGATCACCGTGGACTCGGTAGCCGAGAACCTCACCGGCGTCACGCCAACGGCTGAGATTCGCACACTCGATGACAGCCTGCTTGCCACCATGACCGCCGAAGTCGTCAGCGCCGCCGCTGGCACGGTTCGCATCAGCATGACCCGCGCCGCTGCCGACGCCATCGAGTGGCCGCCGAATGGTCCGATTCTTGGCCAGCGCAGCATCCGCGGACGCTGGCACCTGCGCCTTGATGACGGCGCAACGTCCATGGTTGTCATCGCCGGTGATGTGGTGGTGACGCGATGAGTACCGTCACCGTCACCACCAGCGGCTCATCGGTCGGCGTTGATGTGTCCGGCAGCACCAATGCGTCCGAGATCGCCAGCGGCATACTTGGCGCATCGTATGGCGGCACTGGCGTATCAAATGCCGGAACGCTGACCAACGCCAGTAATACCACCATTACCGGCGGCGGCACCATCGCACTTGGCGGATTCACGCTGACCGTTCCCGCAACCGGATCTGCCGCGCTGCTTGGTACCGCCAACACCCTCACCGCCGCCAATACGTTCTCCAACGCGACCGCATCGACCAGCACCACGACCGGCGCGGTTATCGTTACTGGCGGCGTCGGAATCGGTGGGGCTATATTCGTCGGTGCGGCGTCGCGCATCGGGTCCAGCGGAAACACCGCTATCCTTGACCTGTCCACGTCGTCCAACGTGGTCGGGGCGCTCAGATTCACCACGTCGTCAACGCTCCGCAGCGAATTGCAGGCTGACAACTCCGCCACTCGGCTTGTGGTAAATGCAGTTACGGCTTGGGACGTGAGCGCCGCCGGTACGCTGATGACGGTGAATCTCAACACCACATGGGCCGATGCGGTCAACCTCGCATTCGGCAGCACCACCGGGACCAAGATCGGCACCGCGACATCACAGAAAATCGGCTTCTATAACGCTACGCCAGTTGTCCAAGGCGCATCTGTTGCAGACGCAACCGGCGGAGCAACTGTGGACGCCGAGGCGCGTACCGCGATCAACGCCCTCATTAGCCGGATTGAAGCCCTTGGCCTTATCGCTACCGTCTAAGGAACGCTATGACCGCTGACGACCTCCATTTCATGCGCCTGCAAACTGACAGCACCGACACGCTGACGGTGTTCGCCGCGCAAGAGTTCACCAACAATGGCATCACTACCAGTGAGGCGTGGCGTCAGGCCACCCTGGTACTTACTGAATCTGAGCAGACCGCTATCGCCGCACTGATCGCACGCGCCAAGACCGAGATTTCCAATGCTGCTGAGTGAGCAGGAGATTGCCGCCCTGGTCAGCGTCCTGCAACGCGCACCGTTGCTGCCTGCGGAAGTGTTGGCAATCAACGCCATCGTTGAGAAGCTCAAGTCGCCAACGCCATGACCAAGCTCGACGAACTCATGGAGCTAGGCCCACAGGTGTCGCAACTGCGCCACGATCTGGCGGTGGAACGGCGTCAGCACCTGATCACCCACGAACGACTCGCGGCCGCGTTGACCGAAGTTGCGTCGTTGCACAAGAGTCTCGCGCTCCTTCGCCGTCAGCATGACGACTACGCCACGCCTGCCATGGGTACGGACCAGCACGCCACCACCGCCATCACCCGGCGCAACCGGGAGCATGGCTAATGACTGACCCGCGCTACAAGTCCGGCGAGCATCCGACCGAGTGCGGCCACCGCGTTGACGCTCTAGAGCGCCGCGTTGAAACCCACTCGGAGAAGATCGAGCGCCACGACCAGCGGCTAAGTCTTGGTGATGTCGGATTCGCCGAGGTCCGCAAGGACATTCACGCGATGACGGCCGCCATCGGCAACCTCGCCAACCGCGTTGAGCTGGCGATTGCCGCCAATCAAGTCAACTGGGCGCAGGAAGTCGGCAAGGCGTTGGTATTCTGGCTGGTCCCGCTCATCGGCGGCGGCATCCTCTGGGCCATCGTCAAGTCGGGAGCGGTTGCACCATGAGCCGCTGGACGAACTTCAACAACTTGGTGGAGAAGCACGAACGCGGCGCGTTGGCGTTTATCGCTATCCTCCTGTTCCTCCTTGCCGTGACGCTCCTGCTCACCAGTTGCGGCACGCCACGGGGGCCGCTTCCTCCAGGATCTGTCGAATCCGCCGAGCCTGCCGGACTCGCATCCCAGCTTGCCACCATCGGTGACTGGTTCATCTACATCGGACTCCTGGTCGCTGGGGTGGCGTTGGTCGCTCGAATCGCCGGATCGTGGTGTGTCCCATTCCTCGCCCCGTTCGTCTCAGTCCTCGGTGATGTCGCGGAACTCGCCATCATCGCCGCACTCGTCGGCGGCATCTTCGTCTGGTTGTCAGCCCACTTCTGGATTCTGGTCCTGGCGTCTATCCTTACCGCTCTGGCATGGGCTTGGCTCCGTCGTGCTGCTATTCGCCGCTGGCTGGATCGCATCAAGGCTCAGGCGGTGAAGCCGTGACTATGCTGGACGATGACTTGGCACAGATCCACGCCGACGCGCTTGCGCTCGGTATGGCCAATTCCGTGACCTATCTCACGGTTGCCGGGGCTTCGTCCACGATCACCGGAACATTCAACGAGATCGTACAGCCATTCATTCACGCCGAAGGATCGGAAGTCCATCGGCGTGAGTGTGCGTTTGACTGTCGCGTATCAGAGGTTGCGGCACCGGGCAAGGGCGACCGCATCACCGCAGCATCGGGCGCATACGCTGGCACCTGGGTCGTGATCGACACCGGCACCGGCGATGCTGGCGGATGGGTGCTCAATGTGCGTCTGGATGACCGCACCAAGGCCGGCACCGGCAGGCGGCTACCCTAATGGGCGCGCTCACCGACAGCCTGACCGCCGTTGCTACGGTATTGACCGCGCAAGGCGTGGCGTCCATCGTCAAAGAGTTTTCTAACACCGCTCCATCGACGGTCGAGCATGCGATTCTTACTGTTGAGGCTGCAAGTCTCGACCGCGAGGACATCGACAACTTTGGCGGCGGCGTCACCGTCACCGTGGACTGGTTTTATCCAGGAACCGCAACAGACGGACAGACTGAATATCTCGCGGCGATGGACCGGCTTGATGTGCTGGTGTCGGCGTTCGCCGGCAGTCTCGACCGCACCTGTCTGAACATCGACCCAGGCGGCAACATCGAACGCCAGGAGGAATCGGCAGACCTGGCGCATTGGTACAGCGCCACGCTGACGCTGACATTCCTGCGGAAAGAGCCGGCGACCGTATGACCATCATCGCCAGCAATCGGGAAGCCGAGGTACGGCTTGGCGAAAAAGGGCGGCGCGTATTCACGCAAGCCGGATGGAACCGCGCGCTGCGCAACGCTGGCACCTATGCCGGTTTCTGGTGGCTGGCGAACTATGGACCGCTCCGGTGGAACAAGGGCTACGCCATGTCGCAGCTCGGCTACAGGCCCGGCGCGCGCAAGCTCGGTCGCATGGCACGCGGGGAATTGCCGTTCTTTAGCACCGGATCATTCCAAAACGGATTCAACACGCGCGCCAATGTCGTGGCCAAGGCGAAGAAAGGCGGCGCGCGTTTCTGGGTCACGATCCCCGGCGGTGCGCTCAACTTCCACCCCGAGCATGTCCGCGCGTTTCGCACCATTCCAGCGCGTGAGTCTGCCGCCGTTGCACGCGAGTTCCGCAAGTCGCTGATCATGGAGTTGCAGAGCGGGCGCAAGGCGTTCGCGTCAAAGCAGCAGGCGAAGGCAGCCGCCAAAGCTCAACGCGCAGCAGACCGGGCAGCAGCACGCGCCGAGCGTCGCTCTCGCGCCAAACAACCAAAAGGATAACGCACCATGACCATCGCAACCGGCTTCCTCGCCAAGTCCGCCCAAGTCGGCGGCGGCACGATTAGCGGCCATACCACCTTCGGACTGTCGCAAGCCGGCGTCCCGGTCGAGCTACGGTCAGACGGCGAGTTATACTCGCAGGTCACTCCAATAATTCCCGCAAATATCGAGGTCGATGTCGAGACACGCGACATCGGCACGACGGTTGATGTCGGCACAACCGGCGCATTGTCGCTGGTCGCTGACAAGATGACCGGCGGCAAGACGCTGTCCGGCACCGTGACATTCAGCGCCACCAGCAGCACGATCATCAGTGTATCGCGTGGAACCGACATCCAGGGCAACGCCGTGGCGCGAATCTCTGCGCGCATCAACAGTGCGAACGGATCGACCAGCGGCCTCACGATCACATCGGTCTAACCGTGATCCGGTACCTTCTGGATCAACCGATATCGCTGCTTGCCGCTGCGCAGCTCCAGCACCCGGCGCTTACGCGCTTGCGCGGTCGCGGACCGTGGACGGCATCAGAGCATGCCGGCGGTGTGATGCTGCAACGCGGCACGGCCAGCGCATGGGGCGAGATCAAAAACGGGCTGGACGGATTGCGCTATCAGCTTGCAGATCCACTGCCGCCGATCATGACGGCGATTACCACCGACGAGCGCGGATCTATCGCCTTCGTTGACCTGCCGTGCTGCCGACTGCCGATCAAACTGGCGGCATATGCGCCGGTTGCCATCGGACTCGACGGCACGCCAGAGGGTCCGTGCGACGATTACGGCCAGACCGCCGCGCGGTTGTGGGACCGACTCAACGCTGGTGAATTGCCGGTTGCTGATCCGCAGCTTGTGGCCTTCTGCCGTTTGGCGCTGATGTCCAAGACGAATCTGACCGCCGAGCTGGTCCACGCTTACGGACTGCTCACAACCGATACAATCCCTCAGATATTTGATGCGGCCAACGGCATCCCAAAAGCAGAAGCCGGCGGTGGCTTGTGATGGCCCGCGCTGCCGGCATTGATACAAGTGGCCTCACCATGGGCGAGATTGCGCATATAGCGGCATGGGCCGCTGCGACCAATCGTGCGCCGATTCTGCCGGGAGTCTGATCATGGCCGATGGCATCGTCATACCGCTGGACGCCGACGATACCAAGGCGCGTGCCAAGGTGCAGCGGCTCAAGCGTGAAGCTGGGCAGGCCGGTGCCGAGTTTGGCCGGGCATCATCGCAGGCCGCGCGCATTGGTGGCGCTGGCGGTGGACTTGCCGCGCGTGGTCTTGCTGGTTTCGGCCAAGGTACCGCTGCTGGATTCGTCGGGCTTGGCATCGCTGCCGCTGGCGCTGGCCTCAACGCATTCCTAGCGCGTGACGCCGAGCGTGTTTCCGCTGCGCGCGCGCGTGAGGAACGCAACCAGGCGCGCGAGGGCATTGCGCGGACGGTTATGGAGCGGACGGATGCGCGTGCTGCCGGTGGCGTGAAGTTTGCCAATCCAGCGCGTGCGTTGTTGGCTCGCGGCGTCACGGCAGACAAGCAGGCGGAGTCGCTGTCGTTCGGATCCAAAGTCGGATTGACCACCGAACAGTCGCTCGCTGCGCTTGAGGTATCATTGCGCACTGGCGTATCTGAGGGCAACATTCAACTCGGACTCTCGTCTGGTCTTATCGGTGGTTCCGCTGAGGAAGTTGCGACTAACATTCGCAAGTTCAACGGCATAAATAACGCCGTCGCCGCTTTGCAAAATGTGTCTGCGGACATGGCATCAACGATGGTTTCGCGCTCTGTTTTTGGCGAGGGTGCCGGCAATATATCTAGGGCGACCGCTGGCATGAATCCCGTTAGCGAGTCGCAGCTTGCCGCTTTGCAGGGCGGTCAAACTGCCGACGCTATTGCCCGACAAGCACGCGACGAAATGAATCCCGGCGAGAAGCTTACGGCGGACATGGCAAAAAAGGCCGACGATACCGTGCGCGCGCTCAAGGCTGCCGCAGACGCGCAGTCTGGCCTTGCTATCCTTCTGCAAGAAATGGGCCGCGTTGTCGGCGTCAGTCAAGGTGGCGCGTTCCGGCAGGTCGAAGTCGGCTCATCGGCGGCATCGGAATAGTCCATGGCAGCCATCGGATCACTCACCATTCACGCCATGCGCGGCACGCCACAGGGCGAGGCAAAGGCGGTGCAGGTTATCACGCGGCCGGGCGTGGACGGGACCGGCATGCTGGTCGGCGCGTACCAGTCGCGGGAGTTCACGGTTGAAACGGACTTTTATTCCACGCAGGTCAACGTGGACTCATGGTATGCAACGGCGCTCACCTATGTCGGCACATCGGTCAGCATGACTGATGGCATTGGTACTGTGTGGACAGATACACTAGTCCTCGACATCGCATTTCAGATCAACGCAGTCAAGGGGCTTGGCGCAAGCACGCATCTTATCCGTGCGCAGTGGCGTATGATGGTGGACTACTGATATGGCGTCGGAGTCGCGCACCGTCGTCAAGCATGCGGTGCAAACATCGTCGGACTTCTCGACATGGACCACACAGACAACGATCCGCTGCACTGAATGCAGCGAAGGCGCTGGGCAGATCGTCGGACACGCAGCGTTGCTGCGCTATCTTGGTTCAGTCCGCGAGCCGGGCGCTGGAGGACAGCCGGCATCGCAGACGCCGCTGACTGGACTGGTCGGTCAATGGGTGCGCGTGTTGATCGAGGAAGTTGGCGGGTCTATTTCGATCAGCGGCACCGATTACAATGCGCTCTGGTACGGCATCATCGACGCCGAGCGCATCCAAGACGAAGGCGGCGGCGTTGGCTTGCAGACCTGGAATTGCGCGGGGCTGGCCGCGCATCTGTCGCGGGTCGGCGCTATGGAGGCATGGGCTGATTCGGTGGATTATACCGGCTCATTCGCAGCTAGTTCGCTGTTCCTAGTCCCGGCGTTCAACGACCGCGACAGTCAGGGTATCCGCTCCGATGCACGGACAGCGACCGTCGATGGCGTCACCGTCAAGATATTTGATTCATTCGGCGCAACGCCGTGGAACGCGGCGACAGCATGGACGGCCAAGGAAGCACTGGAACACCTACTGGCTGCCAATGGCCGTTGGCGTTCGCCTGCCGGATCTACTTTTTCCGGTGGCCTGACATTCGTGCTGTCCGCTGGGACGCTGCTCAACTGGACGCTGCCGACGCTTGATGTC